ATTTTTATATCACAAAGTATCAATGAATTTATTGGTATGTTAGTTCCTGTTAAACATTGTTTAGTTCCTCTTGATCATGATGAAGTTCGTAAAAGACAACCTCGTGCTAGTCAACAGAAACTTTTAGATGAAGCAGATAATACATTAGAACCCGTAAGATTAATTAAGACATTTTTGAAAGCTGAATCATATCCTGACACAAAAGCTCCTCGTTTAATCAGTACTTATAATCCCACTGATAAACAAGATTATTCTGCATATACTTATTCTGTAGCTGATTGGTTTAAAGAATGTGAATACATTCCTTATGCCTTTGGTAAACCACCTTCAGAAATTAGTGAAGCCGTCGCAGAAGTTTGTGTAGGTGCAAATCATGTCATTAAGAGTGATTTTACAAAGTTTGATGGTCATGTATCTGAACCATGCAGACTTTTAGAATTACAATTACTATATCGTTTATTTCCAGCAGAATACCACCCTAAATTACAAGATTTACATAATGCACAATATGATTTGCTTGCTACTTGTACATTTGGCACTAAGTATGATTCTGGCTTTGCTCGTGGTTCTGGTAGTCCTGAAACAAGTATATTTAACAGTGTTTTAAATATGTTTGCTACATATCTAGCTCATCGAATGACTAGAGTTTCAGGATCAGGTTATTATACACCCTTTCAAGCTTGGCAACTCGTTTGTGAAGGTATCTATGGTGGTGATGATGGATTGAGTCCAGATCTTAATCCCGAAATTTATGTTCTAGCATGTAAAAGTTTAGGTTTAGAAGTAAAATCAGAAATTATTAGGAATCGTGAAATTGGTATTCAATTTCTAGCAAGAAGCTATGGTCCAGATGTTTGGACTGGCGATTCAAGTAATATGTGTGATTTACCTCGTCAATTATCTAAAATTCATGCTACAACTATTCGCCCTGCAAGTGTTACTGATGAACAAATGCTTATTGAGAAAATGTTAGGTTATGCTATTACTGATGGTAATACACCTTTTCTTGGTAAGTTCGCGCGTAAAGTTTTATCATTTCATGGAGATCATATCATCGTTGATAGGGAACATTTAAGTTATAATGTAAGACGTGTTGATTTTACTACAATCACTGAAGATGGTTTATTATTCCATAATGAGCCACGTGATTGGTATGTTGAAGAAGCAGAACGTGTTTTACCAGAATTTAAATGGGATGATGCTGACTTATGGATTGATTCATTAACAAGTTTACAAGATTGTTTAAAATGTCCAGGTTTTCAAGAAATTAAGCCTGTGCAAGAGAAAGACACTTTAGTTATTGTTGACGATGAAATCAAAGTAAGAGTCGTACCACCTTTGTTTGAACCAGCTTCAACACAAATTCCTGTTAACCTGTTAGATAAAACTACTAGAAAACATAATAAACCTATGTTAAGAGCAAAGAAATACGCTGAACAACGTGCTTCATGGAAAAATTTTACAATTAATCGAAAG